ATAACTATACCACCAATCAAGCCCTTGAGAAGGTGGTGATTGGATGCGGGTTGTAATTGTGAGGTCTTCCAGCATTCTTGGCGTTGGCAATGTCTTGCTTGCTTAACAAAGAGCTTTCCTTGCTGCGCCAGTCAAAGGCGTTGCCAGTTGATTTGACAAGTCCATCGGACCAGTAGGTTACATCCTGCGTGTCCTGACTTAGCTTTTTGCCTGTCAGCCTGTAGGCGTAATTGCGCTTGTCTGTCAGGCCGATGTTCTTGTATTGGTCAGCAACAATCAAACCCTCTTTCAACAACTCATCCCTAATTTTTGCCGTGCTAACCTGAAACTTATTCGCCATGTTGTTCATGATAGTTCGGTGCGACTTCGGACCGTGCTTCAATTGGTCAAGGTAGAACCGCTTTGCTTGTAGCATATTTCAACTTCCTTTTTTGCTGTTAATTCAATGGCTCGGCACAAGACTGCAACAGTTGCTGCGTCAAAGTCGCCTTGGTCAAAAGTGTACCTTTGGACAGCTTGCAATGCGTCAATGCAAAGCTCCCATGCGGCGTCTAGTTCGTGTTGGTCTGGTGTAGTCATGCTGGCGAGGTTATCATTGTTGACCAGCTTGTCTATTAGGGTATGTCCTAGTGCTTTTTTTATTGTGGGGTCATAACATTGAGGCTCAACAAGACAGGAGTTCACATGAACACAGCATTTCTCACACGGGTTCGCAACTTGTATTGCGTAGATGGTGTGCCAGTTAGCACACAGCGCCACAACATCAGGCAATGGGTTAAATCAATTCGCTTTCTTGGCGACAAATGGCTGCTTGCCAAACAAATCACACGAACAAATTAAGGTGTTCAGCCAACCTATTTAATGGCTGTTTTTTTAGGAGAATGAAATGGGCTTTATAGCTTCTGACAGTGGTGGCGGTAACTTCAAACGTGTGCCTTCTGGCGTACACATTGGTCGTTGCTATTCGTTGATTGACCTTGGCACTCAGTTGTCCAGCGGTCAGTATGGCGAAAAATTGCAGCACAAGATTCGTGTTGCTTGGGAATTGTTTGGTGAGGATGAGGATGGCAATCCTCTGACCGTTGAGTTTGACGGGAAAGAAATGCCTATGACTATCAGCAAGTCATACACCTTGTCTCTCAGCGAGAAAGCATCACTTCGTAAAGACTTGGAATCATGGCGAGGCAAAGACTTTACGGATGAAGAAGCTAAAGGCTTTGACATCAGCAAGCTGATTGGCGCGTATTGCATGGTCAACGTCACGACCAGCGAAACCAACGGCAAGACATACAGCAACGTAGCCAACTTGACTCCGCTGCCAACAGCACTGAAAGCTAGCAAGCCAGCGCCCGTTCATTCGGTTGTAATGTTTGATTTAGATGCACCTGATTGGGCTGTGTTCGACTCTTTCCACGACAAACTCAAGGACGCAATTAAGCGTAGCCCTGAATTTGCTGTGGCGGCAGGTCACTCGGTTGCCCCAACTGGCAATGACGAACCCGAATTCTGACCATGACAAGCCTCTATCAACTCGCTCACGATTTCCGTGAACAACTTGATGACCTGTTTGATTCAGAAACAGGTGAGGCTTTGCCAGCGTTTGATGAATTCCGGGTCATGCTCGGCAACAAAGCAAACGCTGTCGCTGCCTACGTTCTTAACTGCGAGTCAGATGCTGAACAAGCAAAAGCCGCCATCAAGCGCATCAAAGCCCTTCAAACGGCCTACGAGCGCAAAGCCGAGAAATTGAGGGATTACCTTGCGGAGAACATGAAAACCGCTGGAATCCACGAAATAAAGGCTGCTGACGGGTCTTTTGTTGTCAAGCTGTATCTTGACCGTGACGAGTCTGTTGTCATTGAGGATGGCGCTAAGTTTGCGCCTGAATTGTGCAACGACCCCAAGCCTCCAGAGCCAAGCAAAACCAAAATCAAGAATGCCATTCTTGCTGGTGAGCCTGTAGCTGGTGCTTACATTGTTCGCAAAGATCGTTTAACCATCAAATGAGGTCACTATGAAAAAAGTCATCATCGCTCTTACGCTTGCCGCATCTGCCACAGCAGTGTGGGCAACTTGCACCACCCACACAATTATTCAGGGTAGCCGTATGGTTACTTGCACCACTTGCTGCTACGGCGCTGGAAACTGCACCACAACCTGCTTCTGATTTTCGGGCCGAAAGCAAATGCTGCAACGGGGGTGAGTCCCGACTGTGGGGAGACTTCCCTGACCACAGCGCAGTGCAGCGAGTAGGCCCACCTTTAACCACAGGAAAAGATATGTCGAGAATTTACATTGTCAGTTACGGACGCGAAAGCCGTCTTGTTCGTGCAAACACACGCGCACAAGCCCTCAACCATGTTGCCACGGGCATTATCAATGTTGACATCCCAACACAAGATCAGTTGATTGATCTGGTCGCCAAAGGGCAGTCTGTTGAAACAGCCATTCGTCCCGGTCAAGATGAACTGTCATTGGAGCAAGCATGAGCTATGCAGACGTTGAGATGAAGGTTGTGAGATGGGGTGAGGATCGTCAGATTGTTCAGAACAGCAATCCCCGAGCGCAAGCCATCAAGACGCTGGAAGAAGTTGGCGAGTTGATGCAAGCAATCACAGACAATGACCGCGAGGCCATGATTGATGCGTATGGGGATATTCTCGTTACCCTTGTCATGGGTTGCGCCACTGCTGATCTTGACCTTGTGACTTGTTTTGAACACGCTTATGAGCAAATCAAAGACCGCAAAGGTTATCTGTCGCCAGAAGGAATCTTTGTAAAGGAGTCGTGATGATTTTTGACCTTACTACCTCTGCCCTTGATAAGCAGGTATCAGGCAATCACTACAAAGACAAAGGCATCCAGCCCATTGTTTACATCCATGCCAACAATCTAGGTTTTTGTGAGGGCAACGTAATCAAGTACGTTACCCGTCACAAAGAAAAGAATGGCGCTGCTGACATTCGCAAGGCTATTCACTACCTAGAACTGCTGCTTGAATTGGAGTATGGGAATGCGGCCACTGATGCTTGATGTTTGTCGGTGCGATCCTGAATTGCCCGACAACTTCTGCCGCAATTGCAAGCGTTGGCTCAGTCACCCTGAACAGGTGACTGGACCACGCACTCCAGTTGTGACTGTAGAGACAAGCGCATCAGAGGCTTGCTCCTACATACCAGTGTCACTCTTGAAGGAATAAGGCAACCTCTGCCTGACGCCGTTTAACGAGTCCGGGCAGGACTTTGCCACCACCTTTAGTCCATGCCATGAAAGCCTCCGCAGCACCCTCCCAATCGCCTCTATTAGCCTTCATACGGATGGTAGAGCGTTGGAGGTTGCCTAATCCAAAATTGTAGGAAATAGAGACAAGAGCGTCAAAGCTGCCTTGACGGCCAACCACGCCGGGAACAAGTCGTAAAACACCACGTTCAAAAGCTGCGATGTCATCAGAGAATAGTTTGTTGATTTCCTCTTTGGACCAGACACGGTTGTCCTCCGGCTTCAGCGGCATTTCTTTGCGAATCATTGGTGTGTGCTTATCAGGCACACGCACCACAGGCAATCTGATTTGCTCTTGGTACAGCACATGGCCGTAGCCAATCGTCCAGATGTGAGCAGGGCAGAGGTAGGGCTTATTCCTAAACCCCTCAAACCTGTGCATCAGGTCTTCACCCGCTTTAGACAGCTTCACTTTTTGCTCCAGCCGCGAGAGCCAAACCAGAAGCCAATGATGCCGCCAAGCATTGCCATCTCGTCAGAGCTAAAGATGATGTCCGAGTAGCGAATCACATCGTCAATACTGTTAATCAATCCGGGTTGCTGATACAGATACCAAGCCATGAAGGCGTTGATTGCCACAAGCTCAAGCACAAAGATGTAGGTGACGGTAGGACGCACAGTGCCAACGTAGCTGGATACCCATGAAGCGGCCTTCTCAAGCACTTTTGCATCGTGAGCAAGAGCCGCCTCGGTCATCTTGGCGTCAGCCTCCATCGCCACTTGTTCAGTGCGAATCTCTTCCACCTTTGCTTGTGCGGCAAAACCAGCAGCAGCAAGAGCCAGTTCACGTTCTGTTTGCACAGCAGCCAAAGCTAGTTCATGCTTTTGATCTGCTTTGTTTTGGAAGTATTCCAGCAGCTTTGGTAGACCAGAGATCAGCAGACCGCCAAGAGTTGAAAATAGTGACAACATTATTTACCTTCTTTCTTTTCTAAAACTTGAGCAACTGAGCTAACAGCACGTTTGCCCATGATCCCACCAATGCCACCAACAATCAGCAGAACAATGTCGTTCAGCATCTTGGTGTAAGCCTGATCTATCGGAGCCATCGCTTTGATCGGTTGGGTAACAAACGTCACCGAGTACAGCAAAGCACCGACAATGAACATCAGAATCAATGTCACTGAAACAACGACAAAAGCCCAAATACGGACTTCTATTTGTTCAGCGGATAGGCGTTGGTTCGGTGGTTGGTTGGGTGAACTCAATTTTCTTCTCCAAGACAGGAGCCACCAAGTATTCGGGGCAAGTCTGCTTAAACTCGCAAACAGGCTTTTGACACTGAGGCTTTTTAAAGTTGTCAGGATTTTGGCAAAAATATCTGTAATTTTCATTGCATCCCACCAACAACATGAGAGGCAATATCAGTTTCCACATTTGACCACCTGACAGTGCTTCAAAATCTCAAATCCGATCCACAGCATAAATCCAAGAATTACAGCGGCCAAGATGATTGCCGACCACAACTCCAAATTCTCTTGGCGCTTTTTGCGTGCTTGAATTGCAGCGTCAGCAGCGCGGCGTTTGGCTGCTTTGTCATCAGCGTCCATCTGCTGCCTACGGGCAACAATCTTTTGCCAAACATCCATGTTATTCGGGAAGAATAGCTGCTTGACTTGTTCTTCAAATTCTCTGGCGCTGTGTATCGCCAACTCCAGTTCGACAGCCTTACCCATGTTGCTGCCTTTGAAGTCACCCTTGTGGACTTCCTCAAGCACTTTGACGGCATCAGCCTTGGCATCAAAGTATTTACCCAGAACAGGGCCAAGACTGCGAACATCGTCAACAGTCTTGACAGCCTTCTTGACCAGATTTACCGCTGCTGATACTGCGGCAAGAGCTGTTAGCGGGTCCATAACACCTCAATAAACACTTTGGCGCACCAAATAATAAAGCCAACGAGAAGGGCCGCAGCAACAAAGCTAACGGCCCAATCTTTCATTTGAGTATCCAGACGGCAGAGAAGATCGTGCCACCCATTGACAAGAGCATGATGCCTGCTGTTTTAATCATGATGCCTTCAATGCGCTTGAGTCTTGCATTGATTTGCTCATAACGAATGGCACAAACTTCCTCATGTGTTGACAGTCGTGCTTCTGTTGCGTCAATCGTGTTCATCATTTCATCCTTGGGCCATTCAGCCAGATAACAGCGGAATTTCTTGTGCCAGATTGGATTGGCACAACTCTATGCTCTAACATGGAAGGGAAGGCAATCATGTCGCCTTTCTTCAGGTCAGCAGTATATTCTTGGTACAGCTTAATTTGAAGCTCTCCACCCTCAAATTCCGAGGGGTCAGACAGCAAACAAATGACGCTGACTTTGCGCTCTTGAGGCAAGCCACAAAGCGGGAATGTGTCTGTGTGCCAGCCATAGTGTCCAGCAGGGCCGTATGAGCCAAATTGGACGTTCTCATGACCTGTAATGTCATAGCCCCAACCATTTGCTTGATTTGCTGTCATGCCATGTTCATACATGATGCCGCCAAACCAATGGCCCGTTGGCGCAAAACGCAAAACCGTATCCCTTTGGCTCTTGTCTTGATGTTCGCCAGAAGCGCCCATAGCAGCTTCCTGCGGCTCTATTGTCATGAACTCCCGAACAGCCGCATCGCATACGTCTGTCGGGATGTTTCCTATGTACCAAATTGGGAGATGGCTCATGTCTTATCTTTCAGTTGCTGTTCAAGCGCAAGGACGCGCTGTGCAAGTTTAATACAGGCGACCAACGCAGCGTTGCCATAAGCAAGAGACAATGTTCCCTGCTCATCGTTTGTCTTGCATACAACTTCAGGCAGTAATGCAAGCCAATCTTGTGCGGATGCTCCGGCCTGACGCTCTCCGCTATCAATTCGGGTGTAAGTACCGTGCTTAATCTTGCTCAACCGTTCAATGAAATCCACTGGCAAATCGCACCAATCTTTTTTCAGGCGCTCATCAGAGTTTGCGGTGACATTGCCCAAGGCGATGCAGTTGCCATTGCTAACAATGGAGAAAGAAGACCCAGCCGCAGTTGCATTGCCGTTCGGGTGAATGCCAATTGTGTCGTTGCCGCCAATGCCTGAGCCAGCTTGGAAATAGCTAATCCCAAAAGAGGTAGCATCGCCGAAGTACCAGATTGGGTTCCGCACGTTACTAAAATAGTTGGCATTGGCAAAACCATTATTCCCGCCAGAAGAAACTCGTCCCGGAGCGGAAAAATTGGACCCACTAAACGAAAATGTGCTTCCAAGCGCGTTGGTGCGAACGTTGATGTTTCCGGGCGAGTTTATGTAAAGCGTGCTGTCGCTTGGTCCTCCACCCGTCAAACCCATGTTTGCCGAATCTGCCGAGTTGCCGTTCAGCGAGATGGCGTTGTAGTTGGTCGCAGTCGAATTGCGGCCGATAAACAGGTTGCTGAATGCGCCAGTAGTCAACGCGCCGCCACTCAGTGGCAAAGCATAGTTGCTAAAGTTGTCACTTGCAATCAGTGTTTTCCAAGATGTCCAAGAATTTCCATTGGCAACATCGTAGTTACCAAAACGAACCTGTAGGCCTGTACCCCCGTAAGTAGGGCTGTATGGGACGTACATCTGCAATGCACCGCCACCGCCGGAGTATGTACTCATGGTCATTACGGAACCATAGTTTTGCCAGCCGGGGTCAACAAAAGAACATTGAATGCCTTGGTTATATCCAGTAGGAAGAGTGCTTGGAGACCAAACGTAATTTCCCAAGGCGTTTAACAGTGTGCTAATTCCAGATGGGCCAGTAGGACCAACGGGTCCAGTGGGTCCAGTGGCTCCAGTCGGTCCGGGCGAGCCAGTAGGTCCATTAGGTCCAGTTGCTCCTGTAGGACCAGTAAGACCAGTGTTGCCGCGAGGAATGGTGAAGTTAAAAACAGCAGCAGACGATGTGCCGGAGTTAGTAACAGATGCGTTTGTTCCTGCTGCTCCTGTGGTTGTAGTGCCAACAGCAACAGTCGCAGCAGTGCCTGTTGCTCCAGTCGGTCCAGTTGGTCCTGTCGGTCCTGTTGGGCCGGGAGCGCCAGTCAAGCCAGTTGGGCCAGTTGGTCCGGGTGCGCCAGTCGAGCCAGTAGGGCCAGTTGCACCTGTTGGGCCAATCGGGATGCCAAAATTAAATGTTGCAGCAGATGATGTGCCGCTGTTTGTCACAGTCGCAGGGCTACCTGCTGTCAAGTTTGTTGTTGTACCAACAGCAATTGTTGCGGCAGTACCTGTTGCTCCAGTCGGTCCAGTTGGTCCAGTTGGACCTGTGTTGCCTTGAATACCTTGTGGGCCAGTTGGACCAGTCGGACCTGTGGGGCCAGTAGCGCCTTGCGGAATCGTAAAATTAAAGACAGCAGCAGACGATGTGCCGGAGTTCGTTACGGTCGCGCTTGTGCCTGCTGCACCAGTTGTAGTTGGGCCAACAGCAACAGTTGCGGCAGTGCCTGTCGCTCCTGTCGGACCAGTCGGGCCAGTCGGACCTGTCGGACCTGTAGCGCCTGTCGGTCCAGTGGGGCCAACCAATGCAAGCTGTTGAACAGTTGCTTTGCGTGTAGCGCCAGCAGATACATCGTAGAAAGCAATCAGGTCAGATGACTGCGTTGCTGGCTCAGAGGTCAGGCCGTTGATGTTCAGGTTATTGGATGTTGCTGCTGTAGTGGCTGTGGCCGCATTACCAGAGATGCCAATTGCCCATGTGCCAGTTGCATTGGCTCCAGATACAGAAGGAGCGCCAACATCTGCAAAGCCAAGCACAACGCTGCCTATGTAGCCGTTAACAGATGTCACGGCATCAGTGTTGTCCACCTTTTGCCAAACAGTGCCACTGAACACAATCCAGTCGCCAGTCACCCAACCAGACACACCATCAATGGTTGTGTTGCCGGATACGCTGACAACATAGTAGTGTCCCTTTACGCCAACACCAGATGTGATTGTTGGCGTGTTGGTTGCTGCGTTCCATGTGCCTTCAAAAGTCAAAGCGCCTTGCAGTGACGCAGGGATTTGAGAAAGCGGAACAGTACCGCTGTTGTCCAACGTGGCAACGCCATTTGCTACTCCAGCATCAAGCACAGCCGCAGTGCCAAGGCCAAGATTGGTACGAGCAGAAGATGCTGTAGATGCGCCTGTACCACCGTTAGCAACAGGCAAGATGCCAGTCACACCAGTGGACAAAGGCAAGCCAGTTGCGCTGCTCAACACTGGAGCGTTAGATTTTTCCCACAAGTTGGTTGAACTGTTAAAAACAAGCGTCTGACCGTTTGTTGGGCTTTGTGCTGATACGTTGTGAAGCTCGTCAAGCTCATATCCATTTTGAACACGAACATAAATCTGACCATTGCCAGCATTTGCACGTTCGACAACACCCATGTAAACCAGATGGTTGGGAGCGTATTGTTTGACGTTTGTAAGCGATCCGGGGGTCGAACCCAAATACAAAGAATCGCCTGCCGAAAAGCTAGAGAGGTTCAAGCCTTCAATAACGCCTTGGCACATGATGAAGCCAGTGCCGTTGGCGGTGATGGCTTGATTGGCAAGGCCAAACACCTTGGCTGATGTTGCGTCAGATGTGTTACTTGCCAACTTAACAGTAGCCCTGTCGCCTTGCGCCCCAAACAAATAAACTGCTTGACCTTTTTGAATGGTCACAGAATCTGCGTTGGTGACACGAGCCAAAATTGATTGACCAATGCGAACAACGCCGTCAGCTAAAGCGTTGAATGCGATAGTTCCTTGGGCAGCATCCCAAACCATCTTACCGACACCGGGAGCCTCAGTAACAGTCGTGTCAATCTGAACGTAATGACCAGTGAAGCTGTTGCCTGCGATGTTGTTGTTGTCGTCAATGATGACGCCAGAGTTTTGGATGGTGTAGCCAGTCGTGCCATCAAAACGAGGCACAGCATTGTCGGTTGCCGTTGGCGACTTGGCGACAAAGTTGGTTGAGGGGACAAAAGCAGTCTGCCATGCAGTGCCGTTGTATGTCCTCATCACATTGTTGACTGTGTTCCAGTACAGAGCGCCAGTCAACAGTGGGTTGCCATCGTTGTCTGTGGCAGGGTCAGCATTCTTTGCGCCAAGGTAACGGTCGTCAAAATTGTCATACAAAGCAGCAGCATTTGCCTCAGACAAGGCGGCAGCAATCTGCGATGCAAGAGCAGCAGCCTCGCTATCGGCAGCAGCATTTTCGGACGCAAGGGCGGCAGCAGCAGAAGCAGAAGCATTATTCTCAGATGCCAGTGCAGCAGCTTCAGAGTCAGCAGCAGCTTGCTCGGAGGCCAAGGCAGCGGCAGCAGATGTCGCAGCCTCTCCAGCAGAATTTGCGGCATTGACAGCTTCAGCAGCAGACAAATCAGCACTGCCATCAGCGGCTGTTGCAGATGAGGCGGCGTTGGTTTCTGAGGTGGCAGCATTTGCTGCTGATGTGGCAGCAGCAGAAGCGGAAGTGGCAGCATTAGATGCAGAAGTTGCAGCGTTGCCTTCACTTGTATCGGCAGCAGCAGCAGAAGCGGCGGCAGCTTGTTCAGAGGCAAGGGCGGCAGCAGCAGAAGCAGCCGCATCATTTTCAGATGCCAGCGCAGCAGCCTCAGAATCAGCGGCAGCTTGTTCAGATGCAAGGGCAGCAGCGGCAGAGGTTGCTGATTGTCCCGCAGAAGTTGCCGCATTGTTGGCATCAGTCTGTGCGTCAATAGAACTTTGCAAAGCAGCAGCAGCACTATCAGCGGCGTTTTGCTCACTCAGTAATGCCTCAGATGCGGAAGCAGCTGAATCGTTTGCAGACTCCAGCGAGTCAGAAGCAGATTGAGCAGCGTTAGCAGCGCTAGCAGCGGCGGCAGCAGCTTCAGCAGGGGCAGCAATAATTGCCGCCATATTTGCTTCTACATCGTTGATGGCTGCAAGGTTGTCGTACACATCATTGATAACAGCAAGATCGTTTGCAACAGCAACGATGCTTACCATGTTGTCTTCAATGTCGATCAGGATTTGGCTGCTGACGCCAATCGGGCCGAGTTGCTCTTCTGTGCCGTTTGTATAAACGATGTCCAGATAAGCAAAGTCATCAATATCAACTACCGTAATGCTTTCAATGCCATTACCAGCAACGCCACGATCAATGTTAATGACTTGATTTGGTGTGGGTACGACTTGGACGTTGATATTGTTGCCGTCAACTACGGTCACATTCAAAGTAGCCATGATTTCCCCTTAAACAGAAGCAGAGGTGTTGACAACACCATCAGAGCGAACAAGGAACAACAGAAAGATGATTGCATCATCTTGTGGTGTTCCACCTCCAGCAGGGAAACTAATTTTGACTCGTCCAGAAAAGCCAACAGGGACATTGGCAGAGATGTCCAACTCGGGATCACCTGCAATGATGTCCCAAGAGGATTGGTCAATCACAAGCGTAAATGAGCCAGCCGCATTATTGCGGTTTGTGATTGTCAATGGTACAGGAGTCGGAGCAGGGCTGTAGTCAGTGATGTCGAACGTCAAGCCGCTACGACTGTCCTGAATGTTGCTCAACAAGCGGCGAACAATCTGTGCGTTGATTGTTGCGCCAGTTAGGTTAACAGGGGTATTGCCAGCGCCTGTGAACACAAGGTTCCAGTAGGTCTGTTGTTGATAGACCAGTTCGCCAGCGATGATGGGGTTATCAAACCCCGACACTTGTGTAAGTGCGTTTTTATTGAAGACAGCCATTTGGTTCCCCAAAGCTCGGGTGGTGACGCTCCCCGCTATCTCGCAGGGCTACGGATTCTGTCTTGTCTTAACTCAATTATGACGCAAAATGTCACTTGCAAACTGATGCAGCCATCGACATTGGCGAAACCCCGGCAGGGATCATGGACGGGTCGAGGATTTCGTTGTTGTCCTTGTCCCGCAGGGCATGGATGCAATATGCCACAGTCTCATCAGTTAAGGCTTCAAGCTCATGCACCTTATTCTTGTGGATGTAGATCATGTGTGGCGCGGTGAACTCGGTGGCAACACCTTCAACCGTGACCTTCAGCTTGCCCTTGGCAAGCAGCGTGAGATGGTCGAACTGGTGCGTGTGGCCGATCTCGGTATCGCCAGCTTTCTCAAACCGCATCATGCGTGAGTAGAGATTCGCGACACAGCCAATTTTTACGGTTGGTTGGCTCATAGCACAGCGCTAGGGATTTCGCCGGATGCTGGGGTTGCTGTTACAACCGTTTCAGGTTCTGGAGGCGGAACATATTCTGCAATCTCCCCATAAACACCAGCAACAAGGTCAGCAAAAATAGCGCGACCGTGCGCTTCACAGTCATTTTGACTTGCAGTAAACGGCAGGATTTCATTACCGAATTGGGAGGTGGTGATTTCGCAATCAATCATTGTGTGTTCTTCGTTAACCCATTTCGGGTTGCGAACAGATGTGATGGTAACAATCATTTTTTTTCCTCGTCAAGAAATGCGAACATAAAGGGCGTTGGCGTAATATCTAAGTCCATATTGAGAGTCAAAAA